AATTGTGGGTTTGCCTCTAGAGAAAGACCCATAGATTTATATAAATTAGTTGGATCTCCCGGGAAAACAAAAGTGCCGCAATGATTTAGTCGTATAGATGGGTCAGCAAAAATTTCGCCGCCAATTGCTCTGTAACGACAACAGAAAAGCCAATCCTCGGAAAGATATTCTTTTGTATCAGGGCTAATAGAGCAATCAAATAACGCATAGCAGAATGGATTGAACTTTGGATCTAGTCCGATATTATTAGTAAACTTTGTGTGTGGATAAGATACCATCATCTTATTAAAAACTTCCCGTTTAATAAGCATGAACCCCGTACCCAAACGACTGACAGGAATTAATCCATCAACTGATTGTAATTTACCATCCGCGGCTACATTTTCAGGAGATACATTAACAACAAAATCGGTAGGGAGATTTTTCTTGCTATATAATCCGCCAACAATATCTTTATCGTACAGCAGAAGCTTAAAAATATATTCTGGCTCAAATCCAATATCTGAATCAATAAAAAGCAGATGGGTTGCTACAGAATTCTCTAAAAACTTCGCAACGAGATGATTACGACCGCGCGGAATTAGGCTTTCGTTAATCATAGTGTCTAGTGACAACGGTAATCCAATTTTTTGCGCATACATGAAAAATTTAATTAATGATGTCGCGGTTTCTGTGAACATCATGCCGGCATAGCATGGCAGTGCAATTTGCAAATGCATTTTTCTAAGAGCTTCAGCTTGTTCTTGCGTAATATTCATTCTAATCCTTTGTAAATCTAGAATTTGTTCTTAATCGCGATTTAAACCCCAGTCATATCTTTCATTTAAAATTTTCTTAGCTTCGGCCCATTTTCTCTCTCAGCATCAGGAACTCCCGAAATAGAATGCCAGCTAGCGTTCCATCTAGTTGCTGTATCATACGCCGATAAACAATCCAATAGATAATTAGCCAGAATAAAATCAGGAGTGTTAGTTGAGTTATCAATTGAAAATGTATTAAGAAGATCGGTTAGAGATCGAATTAACGAGGTTTCATTCGATTTTTCGCAGAACCCACTTGCGCAGGTATCTTTATTACAATCACACATATAATTTTCCTAATAAGATAATTTTATTGACGATAGAATGCCGTCGGAAATATTTGAAACATTTGCGCGTAGCCAGGCATATTGGCCAGTAATTGTGTAAAAGGTATTTGTATTATTTGAAATAAAATTCGGTGTGCCAACAACTGATAAATTGTTATAAAATACTAGTTGCTCGTCTGAATCACCGGTAATTGTATTTGTCAAAGGAATACTTACCCAGGGACCGGAAGAAGAATCCCTGGATAAACTTGCTTCAATTACAATGTTCCCGGTAAAATTAGTAGTCTGAATTTGCATAGTTTGAAAACCACCGGCTTTTAGAGAAAGGCCAGCAGCTTTAACGGGTTCAGATATATGAGTTGGTTTTTTACTTTCATTACCAACGCCGCCGCGAAAATCTAATCCCGAAACCATTACAATTCCAAAATCTGTCATCGACTAACTTCTACCAATATAGTTGCATCTTCTAATAGTCCCTCTACCGCGGCCTGCAATGTTTCGATCTGATCATCCGAAATCATTTCGTGAGGATCGTTATCATTATCACGAAGTATGGTCGATAAAGTAATTGTAATGTTTTCATCTAAAATTTTTGCCATGTTATTTCTCCTGTACCGGTTTCTTAATGGAAATAGGAAAAGTATTAATTGCTGTTCCAATTACAAGATTATTACCCACCCAATCTAAATTAACAGTCGCTCCGTTTGGAATGATTCCGTTTAATAGTTTAACGCTAAGTGGATATCTAATTAAAGAATCAATAATACCAGAAATCTTTCTTGCCCCATATTCATTACTCTTATTTAGCTCGAGCACATGGCTGATAAGATTTTCAGTCGCAATAATAGTTAAATTTTTATCGGTAAGCGCAGCGATTTCTGCAATTTTTGTTTGTGCGATTTTACGATAACTAAGATCGTCCAAACTATTATATTCAATCATAGCTGTAATGCGTCCTCGGATTTCAGTGAGGAAAACATTATTAATAGCCTTTGTAACTGCACTCATGCCATTTGAGTCCGGAATAAAACCTAAATTAATCTTACTCTTTTCTCGACTGCCTACATTACTACTCATAATAATAATTGTATTTTTGCAATCGGCTGTTTTTCCACTGGCACTTGAAATAGTACCTTCATCCATCATCTGAAGAAGCAAGGTGTATAAATTTGGATTTGCTTTTTCGATTTCGTCGAAAAGAATAACCGAATTTGGATGCTTCATTAAATCGTTGATAAGTTTGCCTTCTCCTGCATCCCCATCCCCATATCCTTTATATCCAGGGGGCGCACCGATTAATGTCGCCATTGCGTGATCTGCCTGATATTCACTCATATCGTAACGAAGTAAATGCATATTCATATACGATGCAAGTTGCTTTGCGGTGTAAGATTTACCTACGCCGCTAGGGCCGGTTAGTAAAAAACTACCAATGGGTTTAGATGGATCTCGCAACCCGGCTTGTGAAATAATTAGGGACTCGGCAATTTTATCAATTGCATGTGTCTGATGGAAAATTTTTGAATTTAGGGTCTCTCGAATATTAAGAATATCGGCCGCGTTATTCTGATCAGTCGTCTTAACCAAAATGCCGGTACTAGTTTCGATCTCTCGAATAATATCCAATTTTGTAATACGCTTATTCTTATCTTTAGCAACCGTTTTACGGGCGCAAGCAGAATCGATCAGATCAATTGCTTTATCTGGAAGCTGCCGATCTGGCTGATAACGAACGGATAATTCGACTGCGGCTTCGATTGCATCGTCCTGAATACGGCATTTATGGAATTTATTAAAACTGTTCTTAACTCCTTGAAGAATTAAAATAGTTTCTGCTTTACTCGGTTCCTTTAGAGCAAGCAATCGAAACCTACGCATAAGAGCGGTATCTTTCTTAAATGTCTGGGTATATCCATCCCATGTAGTTGCTGCAATAACTTTAATATTACCGCGACTAAGTTCAGGTTTCAACATTGCTGAAAAGGCAACACCGGAATCATTTGAGCCGCCTCCGGAATTAATCTGTTGAGCCTCATCTATAAAAAGAATGGCATTTTTTTCATTAACTAATGCGGCTAAGACATTCTTAATCTTTTCCTCAAAATCTCCTCGGAAATGGCAACCGGCTAAAACCGATCCAACATCTAGACTATAAATAATCTTATCTTTTAAAGTACTGGGTACAATACCCGCATTAATATTACGAGCTAATCCTTCAATTAATTCCGATTTACCTACTCCAGGTTCCCCAACCACAAGTACATTATTCTTTTTCTTCTTCGACAGTGCATGTGCAATGTCAAACAATTCAATTTCCCGGCCAATTAGCACATCGGTAGTACCTTTAACTTTTTCATTTAAATTCACACAAAATTCAGCTAATGCGGTAGTTGACTGTGTATCAGACGTTGTTAATTGATCTAGTCCGTCAATAATTTTGGAAGTAATGCCGTATTTCTCTAGAAAATAACTAGCATACGACTCCTTTTCGTTATATAACTTACGAAAAATATCACCAAAAGTTACTTCTCTGCCATATTTTGTGGCTTCGGAGTAAGCCGAAACTAAAACTTTTTGCACCGAGGCTGTAATTTGCCCAGTCATAATATTCGGCTCGTTACTGGCAATTTTATTTTGAAGTCTAGGAGTTTGTGCTTCGATAAACTTTTTGATGGCCTCAGCCATCAAACTAACCGAAACTCCCTGATTTTCGAGATACTTCCGGACAGATGAATACGACAAACTTGCATAAAGAATATGTTCGAGAGTAATAGTTGTTTGATCTAAATTAATAGCAAGCTGAAAACTAATATCAATAAGATTCTTAATTAACGGCGATCCGTTCGAAGTAGCAGTTGGCATAATGTCCCTTTCATTTATAAGTATAAAACATTATTCATACGTAAGTCAAGAGAAAAACGAAACTAACTGAATAAAAAGATCTCCTCGCAGTTTTGTTTTTCGATTGAATAAACCAGCATCGGGTATTCGATAAATTGTTTTTGATTTACATCTTTTCGGTATCGAAATTCGGAATCGTACGCCATCGGGTCCAATTATTGTTATTTCCCCGCCTACTATACTCTTCCAAAAAGATACTCGAATTTTTTGAATTAATTTATCGGCTATTACAATAAAATCATTGGGCATTTCTACCTTAATTTTTGCTTGCAAAATAGAAAATCGATCTTCCTCTAGCTGAATATTTCGAAAACATAACGATTCTCCAGTTTTAATACCGGCAGGTATTGATAATCGAAAGGTTCGATTACCATCATTGGACATAAAATATCGTTCACATCCTAATATAGAATCTTGTAAAGATATCGCAATTTTAATCTGAAAAATTGTATTAAGACATTTGTTATATTCAAGATTCAGCAAATTAAATTTTTCTGCGGCTAGCGGATCAGTTGGATGTAAATCTGGATGGCATTCTTTTGCCAATTTTCGATAATTAGAGTGAATTTGATTGAAAAAGATAGAAGAGTTAGGCATTATTCACCCCGTGCTAATTAGATTTAAATTCGATATTGTAATTCCTTCTCAGTTTCTTGCTTAACTATAAATTTAATAGGTGGGCATAATCCATTCCAAAATTCTGGTGTGCCATCTGGCATTTTTTTTCTTAGTGCATCATTTGTTACAATTAATTCTACTTCTCTCCAAGCCAAGCTCGATCTCGATTCATGCAGGGATAAAATTTCAAATCGAAATTTGTCTTTTCCTCTTAAGGTAATTTCTTCATTTAATGTCTTACAACTACCGGTATATTTTTTCCAATTCGATTCATTTATTACTTTTTTTCTATTTGTTCTGTTTTTAATTTTTTTTCGGGTTGTCATAAAAAAGAATTTCTTGCCGATATATTTGCGATTGGTATCTATACATGTAATTTTATACACAAAGCCAATCCATTCAGTTGGATCAAAATTAAATGGAAATTCCCAATGTCCTATGTCTATTTTTTCCATATCAATATTTAGCTGAACATACCGAAATAAGAAAATAGTTAACTATTTTATCGAATTATTTACCGATTATTAAATTTTTCGCAGCTAATTTTTTATTGGAAAATATTTTCTTTTGTCTATTACGTGATTTGTAATAAGCGGCGTCTTTTAAAATTCGTTGTCGAAAAATCCATTCGTTGTCTTTTAAAAGAATAGCAATTGAAATCGTATTTGGATTTAACTGAAATAATAGATCAGTGTCATTAAAAAAATCAATTATGTCATCTCGTAAAATTCCTATACGAAAATTTTCGGTTTTGCTATAAGAAATTATTCCCTTTTCTTTTAAACTATAATATTGTTCTATAATTGACATAAAAATATAATTGGGAATATCTTGCCAATCGCAATACAGTTTAATTTCATTAATTGTATCAATCCAAAAATTTTTATCTATTTCATTAATTGAATTGTCGAAGTCAATTATCATATTCCAAAAATTCATTGATATATCAAAAAATATTAAAAATAATTGTTTTTGCAATTCATTTAATTTAATAATTTCATCTTGATAATATGATACATATTTCATAAATATATTTCCTTGTTTTGCTTTTCCGAGTGGTGGATGACAACACCAAGCGAAAGCGATATGCGAAGCCAGTGAACGACAGTGAAACATCTCATCAAATATTATTAAAATTTTTCACTGTCGTTCACTGGCTTCGCTTACTGGCGCTTTCGCTATGTGCTCTCCACAAGTCCGAAAAGCGAAAATTTTAAATATTTTTGATGAATTAAAAATAAAATTATGGTTATTTTAAAGACAAAGACGCTTGGGGCGCCTCCCGTCTCTTTGGAACAACTTCCAAACTAAACTCCAATCCTTCCTATCCCGCTATATCATTAAGATCCGGCTCTTCATTTTGGGCTTCCGGGGCTTCATAGGAATTTCAGCGGTTATGCTGTACTGAAATAAGACCGTGCGGTCTATGATTGATCTGAAAAACACAACGCAATTATTTCAAATGAGTTTAGCAATTTGAAATAACTATATCAGGATTAGGAGCATTACGCTCTCGCCTTTACCTGTCTGTCTTTGTCACTTTTCTCAAGCCATGATAGCTATATTGATGGGGGGACCCTCCAGGTAGTACTCTACCAACGACATTGGACACTAGGAGTTGCTGGGTGTTTAAGGCCAATAACCTTTGATCTAAATTGTAGGTATTGCTCCATATTTGCTACTCCATAAGTATTTTCCATGATTAATATACAATATAACATTGATACGTTAACTTGTCAAGACATTTTTTATTTTATTTGAAAAAATAATTTGCTTCTTCTATCTGTTCAACTGTAGCATTGGGAAAAAATAAATTTCTCATATTTTGAGCCATAGCCTTAGTTGGTAGATATACAATATTGTTATTATATGCTCCGGTTCTTAAGGAACTACGTAAAAGACCTTGATATGAGTGAGATAGCGTATGATGCATTAAAATTTCGTCAGCATCGAATCCGAGATCTACCATTTTTTTCTGGTACGCGGGTGGCCACCTATAAGCACCAGATTCTCCGTAATTATGTGTACCAACATAGGTGTTTAATCCCTTAACTTCAAACGGCATAAAAATAGGATTTTTAATATGGGTAAATTTATTACCTTTATTATTCTGTAACAAAATTTCGTTATCACCAATTGAATTTCCAACTAATAGATCGAATAATTCGAAATTGGTAAGAGTTGGTTCTATAAGATTTTTTGAGTTGTAGTAATTTTTACTCCATAGACTAATTTTTTCGGTCATCCATTTGATAGTAATAGGTTGATCGTGCTTATCAAATCTTTTAGGAATTACAAACTCTTCAATTGCAATGCCTTTTAACTTAAAATAGGCTATGATTTTACTACGTTGAATTTCTGCGCCCATTAAATAAATGTTTTCAAAACCTTCAAATATGTTGGTATTTAATTCAGCCCACATTTCGGCTTCGTAATTACCAAATTTAAAAGCTGTCAATGATGCAGTATCCGCATATATTTTCATATTGGGATTCAATATCAATTGAATAAATTTTTGGAATGGCGGGTAAATAAAATCGTCGCGAAAGCAAAGAGTTTTTAAAAATCGCTGATCTTCTTTTGAGAGACGTTTTCGCTTAATAGACGTGTACCCACCGGCATTTATTTTGCAGGTACTAATTTTTTCAATATCTGCCATTAGGTCATTACCGAATTCATAACTTGATGCATCGTCCGAATCAAAAGTAATGAAGTCAGTTGGTTCTATTTCTTCATCAACAAAAACAGTCCAATTTTTTTTATTCGGAAAATTCAAAATATTCTTAAATGCCGCATGTGTAATAATAAGGACTTCGCATCGTAATGGTATTGTTAGATATGCATTGATTGCCTTAGTAACACCCATACTGTCATTTTCCATATAATTGATAATTTTATATGGGGTATTTCCCAATCGTTTAGCAATTTCGTATTGCAAATCGGTTGAGGGGGTTACGAAAAGCACTCGTTTTTTGTTATTAACGAGTTCTTTAGATAAGTTAACAGCAAAATATGTTTTGCCGGCCCCGCACAACGAATTAATATATCTTATCATCGTTTGATTATAATTGATTTTATGCCGAATGTCAAGCTATTAATTCCTTGATAAGTGCATTGAATTTTTCTTCCGCCAAGAACATACATTTTCCAGTAATTAGTATTTCATTACCTGATGTAGTTGCCTTTAACAAATTATCCTGCCTAAATGAATATAACGAAGTAAACTCGTTGGGATCCATGTCTATAATTTTAGGTGCGTATTTTGAATATTTGCCCTGATCATAATTCGTATATAAATCTTGCATCGTTTCTGACCATGTGAACTCGAAGTTATTGAATGGGAAGGTTATGAAAATTTTTCCATATCTATTTGCCACAGATCTTTTATTTGTGCAGAAAATACTATTCGATCGTAGAGCCTTAAATCCTGCTGCTGATAATTTTTCATCAAATATTTTTTGTTGTTTAATAGAAAATGACATTGGGTGCCTATCGGCAACCTTAGAAATAATAAACATATTTTCTAATCGGTGTGATCCGTGATAAAGAAATTCACCCGAAGATTTGTAGAAATCAACAATTTGAGAGCAAGATTTGCTGATAAATTTTTTAATATTATTGAGGTCTGGAGTAATTTCAAATTCTCTCATTAATATCCTATTGCTATCCAGAACGCAGTTTCCCCACTACCACCGCAAATTATATTAAAATGATCGGAATCTGTTGGCGCTGCCGCCATTGGTTGGGGTACTCCTAGTGTTACACGCGGCCCGTTATCGGTAGCAACCATTCCAAAACAAGCATGGGTAAATGGGGTAGTAAAGGGAAAATTTTGTGTAGTATTATCCACAAGTGACGGAGTCGTACCCCATTGCAAGATTAGGCCACCCGGAAAATATTGATATCCATTGCCGCTAAGAGCATGAGTTAAAAATGAATTAAGATTGTAGTTACCCCATGCTGCTAATGCCGAGCCTGCATTTATAAGCGGAGATCCTACAGAAGGTGGCGCTGCCGTAGGTAATGATATTTGGCCCGCACCTCCTTGATTAATTACCGTAGTTCCTTGAATGTGTAAATCACTTTGCGCAGTAACTAGTGCGTCTAGAGTTGAAACACCATCTACTGAAAGTTGATTTTGTACCGTAAGAGTGCCATTAACAGTGGTGTCACCAACCGAATCAATTGTTAATAGATTAGTGCTGCCGCCAAAAGTTTGAACTACAAGAGCTTTTGGTGCGGTCGCGCCGGGCTGTATTGTTACATAACTTGCCGTTTCCGCTCCTGTAATCAGCCCGCCTAGTATAGCAGTACCCAATACAGAAAGATTTTCTGAAATTAATAATGATTCACTAATAGCAGCCGAATTTGCTACCGTTAACGGACCAATTATATTTGCACCGGTTGAATTTACATTGCCTGCTATATCAACAGTATCGTAAACTTCAATATTTTCAACATTTAAAGTATTTGGAATTATTACATTCTCACCCGTGCTATCTAATGTTAGATTAGCAGTAGCGGATAAAATACCATTTTGATTAAACAATACTTGATTATTACTGCCAGGTACAGTACTATAAAGCGAATTAGCTACAACTAAATTATTTATATACACGGTACCAGTTATATTTGCTAATTCTCCTGCAACCAACGTGTTTCCATTAGTAGCATAAAGAACATTGCCATTGTTAACCGATAGTACTGTATTGTCATTAACATCAATAGACATGCGAAGTTGGTCATTGTCGCCAATTGATATATCGTTGACGTTATAAATTCCGCTGCCGGTAATACCGTGCGTCGGTGAAGTGACAAAATTTATGCCGGGTCTAATATTTCCAAACCCTGCTATACCTGGACTAATGAGATTATCTGAAGAGACAATAGCAATAAGATTATCATTAGCATATAATTCTAGATAGATAATATTACTATTAGACGCTAATGCAGTTACCACAAATCCTTCTAGCCCGGTGCCTTCACTTCCCGGAGGCCCAATTAAAATCCATTGATTAAGAGTTATATCCCATACAAAAAGTTGTTTATGTACGGTGTCAAACCATTCGTCACCTTCTAATGGATTTAATGGGGCTACCGCGCCGGTAGTAATAACACTTATTGGTTTGAAAATTGTTCCATTCCAGAACTTAATGATATTAGAAACGCTATCGAACCAAAATTGTCCTATGAATGGATTTGGGGGAGGGGTAGAGTTTGCAAAATTTTCAGTTATTCTAACTAAATCTTCATTTAAGACCGTACCGAAACCTGGATATTTTTTTCCGATAAGAGTAAGGCCGCCATAAGCAGATACCATTTGAGAATCGGGGACGTTTGTTAAAATATTTCCATTAGTTAAATTTACTTTATATCCCATTAGTATTCCTTATGCCGCGAGTGAAGATAGTGTTGATATACGAATCGTATAAGTTATGTTAAGCAGACGATTAGCGCTTTTTAAAACGGGGGTAAAGATTACATGTGTTAACAATTGCCCGGAACTACTAACGATTCCCATTTCGTCAAATGCATATTGGCTATTAATATTATTTGAATTATCAAATGCTATTTGATTAGCCGGCTCACCGTAATTTAACATACATGATATTACCATATCTGTATATGCTTTCCCGGGAACATGGTCGTACGTAATATTATTATCTGTTGAATCGGTATCGGCTGAAAAATTATTGTTTATTATTTTGCTATACGTTTGATTATATAATGCTGCGGCTGTGCCAATAGTGTTTGGAGGATTATAGGTTATAATACCCGAACTGCTAACCGTTGTTCCGCCATTGCCGAACGCTAATGAATACACAAATCCAGTTTGACTATAGGTAGAAGCATTAAGCGGCCCACTTATGAGACTTTGTACAATAGCGACAGACATTGTTTCAAAGTTAATAGAATTTGACTTGTCAACTAAAATTTCTTTGGTTATTGGGTCGATAATTTTAAGATGACCGCTTAAAATAATATTTTCGTTTTCCATTTATACTCTCTGGTTAATGCATATTTTACTATTTGTTAGTATTATATTGCCGTTGTCTTTTTTTTCGATTATAATTATCTTAAGGTGTTCAACCGCAGTAATAATCGGAATTTCATTTGGCTTCATCATATATTTATGCCGGGATAAATGCACCTTGTGAAAGCAAAAATGTCGAAATTGCAGAATTTGAATTAGCTAATGGAACATTAGCCGAATCATACCACGAGGTTGAACCCGGATTCGCGGTAACTTGTTGGGTGAACGATGCCACCACGATTTGTGAATTAGCTAAATGAACATTTGGTATACCTGTGCCGGAAGTGCCGCGCATTAATCCCGATAAAATATTACTTGTTCGATTAATATATAGATAAGTTATACATTCGCCATTTATAAAAACTTGCCCTCGAAGATTAGCCGCTAATACGGGAGTTATAAATTGATTGGTATTTTGAACAGATATAGTTGAATCAGTTGAATTAAGATTGGCAGTTAATGTGGATACCGCATTTGCTCCTAGGCTATAATACGTAACGTCGCCAGTTAAAGTAATAACTACATTACTATTTGCCGGTATATCAGACGGCAAAACTAAATTATTATTTTTAATGGACCAGCTAGCCGATGGAAGACTTATTCCATCGATTTGTATAGTAGCTGAGTCATTATCTAATGTACTCCATGGCACTTTATAGATAAAGGAATTTGCTGTAGTAAATTGATAAGAATCGAATGGGCCAATCGAAATGCTATCTTTGAAAATTCTATAGCCTAATAATAAGGCATTTGCGTTAAAATAAGGATTAGCTATATTAGAAATTGGAGCAGAGATATTTGATATATTTGAACTTAAATATGAACAGTTTGCATTTTGAAAAACATCGATCTCTAGAGTATCAAAAATTTGTCCCTCTATTCGTTCTTCGGGAGCATGACTAGTCATGCTATCTACAAATCCTCCACCGTAAATATTAATATCTTGCGCTCGGGTACCTAAAGTAGTATCCGTTGATAGACTATAAATAGAATTTTGCTCGTTTAAAGTTACTACATGCCGCGCAACCCCTTTTGTTACTCGAATATCACCGAATTTTCCTAATAATGGATTTTCCCCATTTTTGTTGGCGCCAATAGTTAATAGCGCCGGACCATTGGTCCGATTAAGTACCTGATACGGGGGTATCGAATTTGTTATTAATTGATCGGGAATACTAATTAATGCGGTAGCAGCGTTACCTTGTAATACTCCGTCTAAGAATAAATAACATTTGCTGTCTTTACGTTCAACACTAACAAAATGGGTAGTAGTTTCAGAAACTTGATTCCCTAGTATTGAAAATAATATCTCGCAGGCCTCTACTAGAACAGTTCCAGATACGATTACATCGCTAGACAATGTTACATTTCCATTAATAAAAGTATATTGATCGGTAGCTAATAATGTGCCGTTATAAAATATTTTAATATTACTGGCTTCGGCTCCTGGTAATTGGAAAAAATTGTTGCCGCTCGAAAGAATTATTGGCCAGCTACTTTGAAGGGCATATGTATTAATATTTCCATTTTCCAATAATGTAACGAATCTAGTTTTTTTGTATAAATCGGTAGCCGAGGATTCATTATTAGTAATTTCGAATAATGTTTGCGCCCCAATGTGGCTAAAGGTCTCGACGAAAAATTCTATCGTGAAATCTTGATAACCAAAATTATAATCGCTATCGCCTATCGCTCTTGCGTATCCGTTGCCCACTGTTCCTCTTATTGATTCAAAGTTAATGCCATTATTAAGCTGTTTTGTGGTTGTATATTAGTATTTAATAGAGAAGAATCTATTTTAAGATTCGACCCATAATTGACTAACTCTAATTGTTTTTGATTCCAGGATAAATCGTTAATATATGTTACTGAATTAACCGCTTCGAAAGTAATAGTTGGACTAGCCTCGTTATTTAACGATTCAAATCCATAAATTATTGGAGTGTATGGTAAATTAAAATATGGATCTCCTGCTAAATTTCTAGGGAATGGCTGATTTGGAATAGGAATTATTATTGTTCCCGGCGTATATCTAGTAATGCCTGTCGTCCATCGTAATTCATCGAGGTATCCAGAAAAAATATTTGCACCTGAAATTTCAGCTCCTATAGTTAGACTTGAATCCGAAAAAATTGGTAACCCAATATTTGCGACAGATTCGTTTAACATTCCATTAAAATATATATAAAGATTATTGCCGTTGCCCTGTACAGTAATATAAGTCCAGTCATTGATAGTTACTGGGAGAAGACTAGATATGAATGCATTACTTGTGTTTTCACCAAAGCAAATATAATTTGCACTATTTTTATAAATAACCATCCCATTATTACTAGAATTATTTAACCGGGTATCAATCAACGTCATAATATTTGAATTGATATTTGAAAAGTTACAGAAAAATTCAATAGTAAAAATATTGGAAGTATTTCCTAAATCATTTATATCAGGACTTGCTTGATTTGCCGTTATATACTGGGATGATGCGCCCCCAAAATACCCGGACGAATTTCCAAACCTAGCATTGACCATAGATAATCCTGTATTAGTTATAAGATTTGGATGCCATGCAACATTAAGAGATGTAAACTCAGAATCGTCATCTATATCATATAGAGATCCGGTTGGAATTGAGTACGTTTGAACCATGTCTCCGCCATTAACAAAAACACCTGGATACTCCACGTTATTCATTAATAGTCGCGCCTGATTTGCAAACATATTATTTGTTGGTTCATATAATGCTGTAATTCTATTCATTGCCGTTGATTCAGCAATAGAATTATTATTTGCTATATTTCTTTGGAAATTAACACTAAATGTCGCGCCGTAACCAATAGAATTCACGGTAATATCAGTCGTTAACACATTTGCGATGTTGGACGGAAAAGAAGTATAATATTCGTCTTCTGCGGGTACTAATGAAAAAGTTGATATAGAATTATTATGTGAACTATCAATCGATGTAACTAATATAGTTGCACTATTTGAATATGTTCCTCCTTCCAAGTTTAATAGGTCAAATACTTTATAATGCTGTCCGGAGTTAACTAGCTCAACATTAGCAACTGAAAAAATTGCACCTTCAACGAAAGCGCTATTGGCGGTATCATATAAGACCGAGCTAACAGGATAAGAAACATTCGCATCTAGATATTCGATGGAAGAACTTACACGATCAAAGCGCAATGTCGTATCTATTGACCTAATAAGACTACTATTGTTAATGTAATTATTGTTCCATGCTGAATAAACTGGTAATTGTAAGGTTACTGGATCCGAACTAACAGATCCGTCTGGGGTTCTAATAAACCCGTTAACGGTATCTATTACAGGAAGGAAGGGAATAGTTATATTTCCGTTGGAATATACAGGAATATTATTACCATTTATATAGGTATACGCGGTATTAAACGGTATTCCGTTATAATTTGGTCCCAGTACGTATGGATAAGTTGGTACATTATTGTTATCAACTGTAATAAAATATGCATAAATTCCGTTTGGATATTCCGGGGTAACACATTGACGACCATTATTTTCGTCTAATGTACCTAAATTAGCAACATAATTAAAATCTTGAATATATTTGCCGGAAGGCGCCGAATAAATTGCTAACTGCAAGCCGTTAACAATAGGTTGCCCACTCGCATCTAATCTAGGGATTAATGACAACTCATAACTACTAGTATTTTTAATTATTCCCCCGGTGCCATTGGCATTTGCAAATCCGTATGGGCCATAAATTGGACTACCGTCCCATGCATATCCTATTATTGGGCTATGAGAAGAAGAATTTTTAGTGTATAACAAATACGGATCCGAAAAATATTGAAAAACACCATTTTCATTTGGATAACCGGCACCGGGGTCTAGACCATCTTGTATTGCTTCCCATACCGAATTTATTGTTAATGTTTGTTGATTTGCTATATTTCCTAGTTGATAGAGTGTTTCGTTTTCACCACTGTTGGAGCTATAAAATGGAATTCCATTTGTAGCTAATGCCTCTGGCCCGTTAACATTAATAATAGTGGTAAATGTAGTATTGGCGGTTTGAATACTTTGTGGAAAGCCAAAGGACCAATTTTGCGGTTCTACCGCGGTTTCATCATCTACCTGAGGAAAGTTAGTTGCATAATTTGGTAACCCATTACTTGTAACATAAAAAGAGGTTGCGTCTGCGAAGACGCCGGTTATATTTGAAAACTGGCTTAGTTGTAACAGACCATTTGGTCGTACGTTATTAGTATATTCTAGAACAATATTTGCATAATTATTATCGTATTGTGCAGGTAAATCAAAATCTGATATTCCTATATTTGCATAATCGTCAGATGTGTATGTATCATTGAATTGACGTATTCGAGTATGGAATGGAGTAGTCTCTTGAATAAAATTTTCTATTGTTGATTGATTGTCTGGCTCATAATTTCCTTGAATATTAAGACTACGATTTGTATAATTCACAGATACGAAACTAGTTTTAAATAACCAATCAAGATTTTTATTTTCAGACATAATATATTGGATAACCGCATAAAATGCCCGATCGGCAGCCTTAGTAAGATCATCGTTTCCAACTAAAATCATGTCGTTAAGAATGCTGGTTATCATTCTAATTTCGAGATATGGATCATTATCAAATGGTTCCGCGTCAAAGGAAGACACATCAAACCCAATGCCAGAAGAAATAAAATCATAAAGATTTGGTAAAAATTGAATAGAGCCATTGTGAATTAAAATAGGTTCTAGTTCAAGTATATTTGAATCTAAAGAATTTGCGGTTGCTAGATATATGCTACTATTACCGTTTTCCCCATTAATTTGAACAACGTCATTAAGTTTATAGGTAATTTGAGGAAGATCACCGATTGAATTTAGGCTGTAAGTTGGCTGAGTCGAAATATAATCTGGGGAATACCAATCAATATATTTCCAGTTCTTACTAAGATCATATAATTGCGTTTGTACGATTTGCCACTCACCATTTGATACGGCTACTATTGACCAATAATTATTAAGAGTAGAATCTTCGGTTAATAAAATTCGGTAATTTTCAGGAAAAAGAGTAATGTCTAGTTGATTAAGAATAGTTCTATTCGACAGTTGTTGAGAAAAACCCGAAATAGGTAATGGATCGCTCGCGCTTAATGCAGATATAATTGCGCTAGATGTCACTGCTAAATTTGCTAATTGTGAATTAATAACAGAATAATAAATGTCTAGTGCTGTTACTCGATTAACAAAAATTGATTGAACCGGGTTTTCTAAGATTCCGGTTTGCTGACTACTAGGTAATGTAATGTCGGGTACTAGAAGGTCGAATGAGGTAACTCCAGTTAAACTATCGATAAATTTTTGATAGATTGGAGTGTGATACCATGACTTTGTACCATCGTTACTAATTAACGCAAATTCATTGTGGGGTTGATTATCGGCAGATTCTAGAACATAATCTATATGTAAAATAACGGTGTTTGCAGATATAAATTGGTTAATATTCCACACAGCGACGGCATTAGTATCGATAGCCGTTAACATAGGAATTCCAGAATTTGGAATATTTGCCAAGGCAGATATTAATTGATCAGTAGACATATCATGTCTTGTACCGGGCAGAGTTTTATCATATACCCAGAATCCATAGGGAGCATTAGATGCTGCGTCAAATGTATATGGACAATTGGGGTCGGTTATATATCCGTTTGCATCCGAACTTGAATATGCTGCGGGTGGAACAGCGCTAGATACCCACTCATATACTTCGATTTGGGAGTTTGGGAACCATTGATTCCAATCAGATGCCCGTTGTGAAATCGTGCCTAATTGTGCATTTACTGTCTTAAGATTTTGTGTCTTGAACCAGGTTTTTCCTAGTTGAGCGTTTCCCCATTTTTCATTACCCGGGCTAGTAAAGGTGTTTTTAGATTCAATTAATGTCCATAACTTACTGTTAAAAACGCTTCCACTTTTTCCAGCGTGCAGGGCTTGATAAAGTAATCCACCGTAAAGCACACGATCGCTAATGTTATACAATGCTCCAGGCATCCAATTTGGAATATTATAAATTGCTGGATCATTGTCACATATATAATCTAAATTTTCATCAAGTGTACCTGGTAATATGCCAGATGATAGGTCGACTACTTCTAGATCAACTAATTTAATTTTGGTAACAGAGTCATAAATCCAAGCTCTGCTTATGCTAGCCGGGTCAATAGGCAGCTCTTGTGAAGTTTCGACAGTCCAACCATGCGATAAATTTGTATTATTAAAAATTTTTATTGTTTCTTCGGGATTTGCCGAATCGGTAATAAAAATGTTTTCGATATTTCCAGCATATATTAGATTCGGCTGAACACTTTTTTCTAGAATAATATTGTTAACAGGGGTAAGCTGAATTATATCCTGTGTAGAATCTACCCAGGTTCTTTTCGTTGTTAATACCTGATAAATTGTAATATTTTGAGCGGATTCAGTTGTTAATTCTATAAACTTATTTTGTAACCCATCAAAGTATGTACCGTCCAAAAAAGAATCTTCGGGGTTTGGCACGGATTGATTGTTTATAGTTTTAACGGTGCCAATAAGATCGGGTCCTAACCATTTGGTGTTTTGTCCCACTTGCTGAAATACAGAGTCCGACGGAACAATAGAATCAACCAATACGAATTTACTGAATACGCTTTGACTTATCACAGATTACTCCCTCTTCTTATTTATCCCCAATTATTGAGCTTGAATTGCCATATCTCTAACGGACATGGCAGTTCACGATTTAAATAATGCCTCTTAACGGTGCAGTCGTTGTCATCGGAGAGAAGTGATGAATACCAGGGGGGATAATTGGCGAAATATTCCCAAGGTCGCCGCCGGAGTTCTTAAGACTCCACAATGCTTGAAAAATTGATGTTGGCGGGCGATCTCGAAAAATATTTCCGGTAATTGCAGGCGGAGTAAAAGTAATTTCGGTATTTGTCCAGGTATATGGAAAATTAGTTATACCGGTGGATTGTAATGTTTGATCTATAAATAAAATCAAATTATTATTAGCTATAGATGCTGTAATCCCCGAATAATTAGATAAAGAATTAATATCATTAACCAAAGTTAATGCATCAGTTCCAGATCGAGTGATAACCCAATCATTTACATTAAATGACGGTGTATTCAATACTAAATCTGACAGAGGAATACTTTTTGTAGATGCTAGTTGAGTATCAAGTGAGTACAAATAAATTGCTCCTGTATTATTGTTACTACCAGGGCTGCCTACTATTAACTGATTATTCTGTACGTCTAATGACATCCCAAAATAGTAATCTGTACCATTTGGCGGCTGTATAAATTGTGAAAGTGCGAAGCAAAATCCTTCGATTTGAATGACACTCCCCGCTAATAAATTAGGAGAAAAACTAATATTAGTAGGATTATCACTCGGATATGAGTATTTCGAAGGTGATAATAATTGTCCATTAACAGTTATTGAAGAAATAGATGAAAATGGATTTATTGTTGTTATGTTGGCCGTAGCTGCGGCTTTATAAGTTTTTTCAATAACTCTATTAAAAATTATAATTCCACCAAAATTACTATTAAATTGTGGTACGCCGACAGCTATTATTTCTCCTGCTGCGTCGCACGCCATCGATGTCCCAAACCCAGAATTTTGTCCCGTCGGATCAATTAAACTGCCTTGAAATTTATAATATTTGGTTAAGCCAGATACTGAAACAATATCCGAATCAGAAATTATTATATTTGGATTAATTATATTAATCACATTACCCGAAGATATACTATAATCAATTCCGGGTACTAGAATATTTGGAATAGCATTAGGATAATTTAAAACAATTTTTATGCTATATTCATCTAGAATGCTGTTATTAACTGTAATTGAATTACTTGTCGTTGAAAGAACTGAATATGAAAGTAACGGAACCGTTTGCAGTGAATATACTGCTATACCGGCAAATCCCGCAGCGGTCATAGATTGAATTGAGACATATAACCAATTATTATCACTCATTGCAAAATTATAACCAAAATTTGAATTATTTAAAGTTGGCATGGTAACACCATCGCCGCTTAAAATTTGAGTGACAATTGGTACATTTAAGTCGTTTAATTGAGTAATATATACCTGTCCAATATTAGTAAGAATATTATTGTATCTTGTTGTTGCTGAGATTGCTCCTATTCCTTGATGGCATATAACTTTTCGGCCCAAATTAAAGGTTGTCGGATTTAACGGCTCAATTGCATATATTTTAGAATCTAACGCAGGTAGAGCAATATTATTTGAAGTAATTGTTTGTGATAACACTCGTATTTCTACTTCTCCAAAACCATCAGCCGATGATGGTTTTCCGGACCATATCATTTGTGAAGCAGAATCATAGAATAAAGAGGCAACTAAATCTTGATTAATTACATCCTCATATGCTATTTCGGTGGCATATGGGGTAATTAGTGTATATGCTGCTTCACCAAAAGAATCGGTTGTAACATATATATGATCGTCAACCGCTGATATATTACTTTCGGCTATAGATTTTCCTCTTAGACTTCGGTTAGTCCATATTGACAATTCATCCCACGCCGGAACGTAACTAATATTTGAGATATTTGAATTTGCAAAATTACCTACAATCGTTAGATTTGCATAGCTATTTGCAGTAGGTGCAATATAGTAATCTAAAATTTTAAAAGTTCCTCTGATGGAAATATTTGAATTAGTATCAGAATGATCAATAATAATAACATCATTTTTAACTACTCCGATATCCGTCGAAATTCCAAAACTAATAGAATTAGATGTTAGTTGGGTTATAGAGTTTATTTTTGTGTTTGCTCCGGTAAAAGTTATAACATCCCATTGATTTGGTCCATCGGCAAGTGTATTAGACTCGATCCAAAATGAACCCTGATTTTCAGCGATTTTTAATATATTATCTTGTGAGGTGCTTTGCATCATTGTCGAAATATTTGCAAAGAATAATGATGCTTCATCTGATTCGATAAATTCTGGAATTTTTTGATAGGCCTGAGAAATAATATTTTCTGGTAATATTGGCCCGCCGTCAATGAATTTAGGATTGGTTAATTTAAGATTACCATAATTTTGAATAAAATCATTCTGCCAGTTAGTAGATTTTTCATATAGATTAAATGGAGTAACTTGAATTGTTGAGGTATCGTTGATATCTGGAGTAGAGACAAACGATATAACCAATGGATTTTGTGTATTGGTTGAGGGTGGAAGACTCACGTCACCATATCCGGTTCTAGCTGTGGCACCGTATTCACCGACTTTCATTGCGTATTCTTCATTTAATGAAACCTGGGTGTTAAACTTCGAGGTAGACCCGCGTCCGTAACTGTTCAGCGCATTTACCGTGCCTTTTTCTTTAATCCATCCTCGATAAAAATTTGTTTGCCCGGCTGGATCGATGCCCAATGAAGATAGCCAGTCTCGCTCGACGTACCCAATAGTGTTATTTCTTAGTGTCACTAAGTCTGTTAAATATGGTCGATAATTAATATTGTATGCATTACTTAAATCAACAGCTTTAAGTGATAGGTTTGGTAGTAATTGATTTGTAAAAGTTGTAGAAATACGCTTAAATTGACTATATTGGAAAGAAGCAGCTCCTATAATGTCAGAGTTCGCGATGTAATTAAAATTTTTCCATTTAACCACTGCACCCAATAGATAATCTTTATTTGGAATCCAGGAATCAACTTGATTTGTTGTTAAAATAAAGCCAGGAATATCTAGAGAGCCAGTCCAGTTGGCTGTTTTCTGCCCAGATATTAAGAGTCTATTTTGTCGCGATCCAGTGACGGGGTCGTAAATTATATCATTAAATTCTGAAACATTATTAATAACAAATCGGTGTTCATAGTTAACAATATTTGCAGCGATGCACGCAAATACGCTGCCGTCTTGATTTGTTATAGATACTGTATTCCCAGTTCTATATACATCGAAATATTTAGGATCAACAGAATTACCATTTACATCGAGAACTAGACTAGACAGTGGATCCGATAAATCATATAAAGTTCCGGACGTTGCTGTGTATTCAATTATTGCAGAACTAGGATTAAGAACTAATGATAGATCATTGCTTCCCCAATTAACTAGACTCCATTTAACAAATTGCAGAGCCGCATTTGACCAGTCGATTTTATCTTGATCGATGTTTACATTAAATGAAATTCCATTTGTTAATAAAAATTGACCATATCCTGCAAGAAAATTAATAACCGATTGCTGATCCGGCAATGTTGTATTATAAGGTATAATTGTTGTTTTACTACTGAAAATAGCAGGATATGTAAAGTTATTATTTCCAACTCCCAACGGAATCGACGCCGCGGTGGTGGCAGCGGCATAAATGGTAAAGTATGGATTATTACGATTGTATCCAGTTATTTTATACCCCGTATTATTGCCGGCAATTGAGATAATTACCCCACTATAATTGATTGTACCTACCGGGGTGCTAGTATTAAGGAACAAGGAGTAATCGGCATCCGGGATCATTTCCTCGGCCCCGACATCTGCTGGGTTGTTCGGCGAAGCAAATACCGATAAATTTTGAACATCGGTAAATCCTGCCATACTGTAAGCTAATTCTACAAATGTAGAATTTAATGTTGTTCTTAATATAGAAGGATCCTGCCCATTGCGTCGAATATATTCTACTGAATAATTAACGATGCTATTAACAGGGGTTGCATCGACGCTATTAATTATTATCTGATTATTTGAAGCGAAAAAATTATTTTGAAATTTAAATTGATATGCCCCGTTCGTTGGGGTATAATTATTCATATCCCACGTGGTACCTAGCATGAATAAAGGATTTTGAAGAATTAATGCGCGTAATCTTGAAAACGGATATATGCTACTTCGTTTCCAAGCAGTTTCTACTGGGCCGCAGTCTCCATAAATAAATCCATCGGGTGAGGAGCTATTATTAAATGTTCCTACTACTGCCTCATTAGGATTCAATAAAATACCATTTTCGTTCACGGGAATAACATCCAGCATTCCCACTCTGGTTCCATAACTACTAAGGGAAATGCCATTTGGATTACGAATAATACCATTTGCAATATCATTCCACATTACATTATTTTCGCCGGTATATGGTGCTGGACCATATGTTGCATCCCACCATGACGGCTTAATCGACAGATTAAGCATTTCCCATGGACGAGTATTTACATTCTCGGAATTATAGAACCAATCATAAATTCCCCTCCAGTATCCTAATAATGGTTGCCCAAATTTATCAAGACTTGAATTCCAGTTCCAGGTAAATAGATTATTCTCGTCGTAGAAATTATTATCTGAACTGATATTATATTGTGCCGTCCATTCATAAAACATTCTTTGCGAAATATTTAATTGTTCGGCTTCAGAATAAACGCCGGTTGCAAATTTACTTGTTTGATGAACCCGGGTTTCTATAATATCAACCCACTGTTGATTGTTAACCTTAAGATTATTATATACACGTAATTCATAATCCAAAAGTAAATTATCACGATAATCATTGAAGCATTCTGTTATGCTTCCGTCATGACCTTGAATAACTTTTCTAGGAGTTTGATATGTATAATCGATATACATTTGCGGAATGAATGCCGCAGCAAGACCTAACTTAGTTGGAGTTGCCGGTATGAAAGATCCACTAGTGTTGGAAATCTCATATATATTAATTAAATCTTTTAGGTTTAATGTTCGTAATATAGTTAGTATATTATCTGTAGTTTTATAATCAATTCCATACGTAAGTTGGGTTCCATTTATGTAAACCTGTAACGATTGATAATTTGAAGCATTCCAATTATAAACTTGTGTTAAATTAAATGTAACAGCTCTAACATTAGAAACTGTTATCGACGTTTGCTTCCCGCCCCAGTAACACATATCGCTTGAAGCCCAGGGTTGGCCAGATGTGTAAATCGAGGCAATAGTCTGTAATGCGGTATCAACCACCTGTTTCGATGATAAATTTTGCGCATTTGAAATCTGGGAAAACGTATTAATTAATTTTTGTTTAAAGGAAATATAGTCTTCACCCGCTGATCTAATAGCCTGATCTATATCAAACTGGGGGTTTGTTAATAATAGGGCTGGCAAAATTGGTAATGATTCTTGATATAGCATACTTCCAGCAACGCCCTGATAAGAATTAAGCTGTAAGTCTATTATGCGGCTAGAATCATTTGCGTTAACCTGGCTTGTAGTAGCATGATCTCTAATATTACTCATTGTTAATACAGGCAAACTTTGGCCTAGAGGATTATTGCTAAATGCCGAAGGAACGTCGTACCAAGCATTTGTTATTGGTGTTGCACTTTGAATTTTAAGAAAAACAACACTATTTACAGAGATTAGATCAAATTTAATGGTAACAACAATTTTTTCACCGAGTTGGACAACGGTAAATTGATCGGCTGATAGTTTGGTGCCATCTACAAAAATCTGTGGTGACAATCCATTTAATAATGTTCCAACCATTCGAATAATATTCGATCCAAAAGCGACAGTATTTTGATATAATTGCCTATCACCGTTAACATATTGCCACGCATCATATATTGATTCATCATGGGAAATCGAATCAATTTGGTGCGCTCTTCCTATAATAATGCTTTGCGGATTGGTTCCTGTAGTTAGATAGGAAAAAGTATCAGATACATAATTATTTGTAAAAATAACATCGTTTAGATTGCCAATTGGACCATATGACAGCGGAAATCCCAATACAGAATCATTTAATCCTACTCCAATTTCATATGAAAAAAGACTGCTGCCGGCAAAATCTGAATCTGGATAAAATGAAACATTAGCAAGACTATTACCATTCAGATCAAACACATCAAATAACGGCGCCTGATTAATACCGGTTTTATTCTGCGAGGATACAGCCCAATTTGATCCGTCAAATATTATTGTCTCATTGCTGCTTGTAACCAATGTACAATTATTCTCGACCGCGACTTGCGATGGGGAAAGATGAATTACAAAGTTATTTGTATTATTTGGATCAATAAAATTAACGGTATAAAGTGTTGCTCGTACGTTGCTGTTTTTGTCGCCGGCAAAAATTACACTATCACCAGATTTTAGTGATGTACCATTATATGAAAAACTAGCTGCACCTTGTACAATTGAAAAAGCATTAGGTGTGTAAAAATCGACGTATGTAACTGGTGATAGACCAATTCTTCCCTGATCAAATAAAACTAAAGGTATAAATTCAATTATTGGCCGATTTGCTGCTATGAAACTCTGGGGAGTATTTTCCAAGGACAGCGCTGATATTATAGCATTGACTGTATCTTTATGTACCCATAAGTTTGAGCGACTCCATAAATTAAGATCTGGAGCAGAACGGTTTATTGTCAAATAATCAGGAGGATTATTTTGATCGGCGGCAAACGAAGGAGTTAGAATGTTTGTTAACGGAATTAAAACAATTTCTTTTCCAACACCTTCAACAATATAACTTACGTTAGCAATTGATACAATCATGCCGTCTAATAATGTTATATTATCTGATGTTATATAAGAAATATGGCCCTGCACATTATTAATAGAATCATTAATTTCTATGCTATTATTCCAGTACCATGCATTAACGGATTGAATATTATCTACCGGTTGATACAGCCAATAATAATTTTGATAATTTATTAATTTGTCGATGTCGACAAATCCCTTCCAACTATACATTCCGGAAGTTAATATTCGAGCCCAGTCAGATACGATGCCATCTTTGTTTGAGGTAGCATTAAGTACATCAATAAAATTAGAAATATTGGTTATGTTATTTTGGTCGTCTGTCGTAACAAACGCTGATTCTAATTGATAATTCTGCCTAGGCGCGGTTGACTCTAATAGGTAAGAGCCGTCTAGCAATGTGCCATTTTTCCATTGTCTTCCGATATAACCATTAAATCTAGATAGTTGTGGTGGGGAAGTTAGCACATCTAACGTGCTATCTAGAAATCTTTTATTCGGACGCGTTCGTAAATATGGCGGTAAAAAATCTATTGTTTTTGATATTGGCATAAGTATATTTATGCTTTGAAAAATAGTAGATTTAGAGCCTGTTAATGTAGTTACCTATTTGGTCTAAAAACAAGGATGGGGGAGGAAGTTTCATTATGGACCTACCTGTGCTCCAGATGTAGCTGATCTCCACGTTCTTGATCCAGATATGATGACTGCTTGACTGGACCTCAGCCCCCGACACCATGCTTGCCCAGTAATTGGATGGGTGAGAACCGCTCTCCGCAGGGACAGCCGCCGTCAGGATCGTAATTCCGTCGCTGGCGTAGACCGCTGGGGTGCCGATTGGAGCGAGAACATTAACATCCGTCTCCCCGGTGATTCCCGCGCCGTTATCAAACAGGAAGCCGAAGTCGTAGCTCCCATCCGAGTTGCTCTGCATAGTTGTGATTCTGTCTGCCATGATGCTCCTTAGTTTCCTTCGCAGTGATAGAAGAGGTTGCCGGTCAGTGATGGGAAGGTGAACGTCACCGCCGTGTTGCTTTGTGCGCTGTTGTAGACGTTGGTTGCCAGCGTTGTACTCGCGTTCGCCGTGCAAAACGCCGCATTTGTCCATCCAGAATTGGCAAAGGTGATAGTCACGGATGTTGCCGCGCTCAGGCCGGTGATCTCGCCACCCGCATTGGTGGAGTAGGCCGCGATAGTTCCCGCTGAGGTTATGGGCGCTGTTGCTGTGATGTGCTGAGTGCCGTTCAACCAGGTTCCCACCGTTGCAGTGTTGCCCACCGTTGAGGTGTTGCTGCCGTTCCCAACTGCTCCGTTGCCAATCACATTTTCATTCGTGTCGCCGCTGGCCTTTGCCTCCGTGTTAGCGCCTAGGTAGACGCTGTTTGAAGAGGTTGCGTTGGCTGTCGAACCGTCGCTGATAAATTGACCAGCCTGGTAACCCTGCGCGGAGTTGTAGTTGCCGGTCGTGTTGGAGTAGAGGACATTGTACCCCTGCGCGGAGTTGTAGTTGCCGGTCGTGTTGGAGTAGAGGGCATTGTACCCCTGCGCGGAGTTGTAGCTGCCGGTCGTGTTATATGTTCCGCCCCCGCCCTCGAAAATGTTGTGCAAAGAAGCCAAGCCTTGATACAGCATGGTAGTCGATACTGCGCCAGTCGAGTCTTTCCCCGTGTACGAAAAGGTTGTGATGGGGTTGATCTTCTTTGCGCTGATCGCTATCGTCCCGTTAAAAGCCGCAGTCGGCGTGTAGGTAAGCGAAGTTCCATTCGCCTTCGGACTGAATGTGAGTGTGCTGCTTGCCGCCGTGCTGCTGGTATACGTCTGTGCTGTCCCGATTGCGACTGTTACCGTCCCACTGCCCGTGTTGCCTGTTATTCCTGCCGAAATCTGGTAAAAACTTCCACTCGTAAATCCTGTGCAAGTCAGCGGTGCGGTCGTTCCAGGTGCAACGTAGTTGGGATAAGTCCCTGTCCAGCCGGTGCCGCTGCATGTTCCGCTGGTGGTCAGTTCTGGTCCAAGCGAGGCGGAATCTGTGGCTGATGTGGCTGCCGGAGATGTAATCGAGCCTACAGTTAGGATCGGAGTGCTCAAACCTCCGATTGGAGTCAGGGTCCCCGAATCGTTCAGCGTCATAAGCGACTGCCATGCAGTTCCGCTGCTATTCGGAGCCCACCACTGATGGGCATAAGAAGACGCCCCGGTATAGAGTCCCGTGTACCAGTCTGCCTCTCCGTTTCCCGTGGAGGCGTTGAAGCCCGCCATTGCCTCAGATTGAGACGCGAACGGAAGCACGCCACCTGCATAGAGATTAGCGCCCCCGACGCTACCAAACGAGCGGATAGAGCTTGCTTCCAGCGTGATTGTATTTCCATATTTGCAAACTCCATTGTATTGATTGCAAAAGGTGTTAGTACCTGTTGGGTCGGTTACAGCATACCCATCAAATGATCCGAAAAAGAAGTTTCCTGCATTAGTCGTCGTGTTGTTGATGACGATCCCGTTGTTCGTGTCCCAGATAGAGAGGTTGGTCCAATAATTCTGCTGCCAGGTGCCCGCTCCATCGATTTGGATTCCAATATCGCCGGGGATCAGGGCCTGAAAATTGTCCGCGATAAAGTTATTTCGTGCTATCAGTCCCGTCGATGTCGGATTGATTTCCGTGCCGATGATCGAATATGAATCCTGCACCCCATTAAAGCTTACCGAGTTGATGAAACCTGTCGTTGTGGCTGTGAGGTATCGACCGTATTGAAAGCCCTCAATCGTCACATCGTTGAACGCGACCGTGTAAATCGACTGCGTAGCCGCGTTCGTTGCAGATATATAGATCGCAGTGCCCGTTCTGACGGGATAGGCGGTGAGTTTCGAGTGCTCTAAGGTTGTCTGACTTCCATCGCGGTAATTGTCAGTATAGCTTATGACTTCGCCAGAGAATGCCGCTTGATTTGAGGCGTCAAACCAACATCCGGTGATGATAGAATTGTTGTTCTGAATCACCATCGTTTCAGCGGCGGTCGTCGGCTGAAATTCCTGCCCAAAGTCGCATTGTAACTTCTGGCCGTTCCCTATAGTAATCTGCGCCATTGGGAAGACGCCTGTGCCAAGTCCGCGTGTATCGCATGTTCCTTTTCCAGACGGCAGCGCGGCAAGGCAGGCATTGATCTTTGCACCCACATCTGCGCCGGGAAACTGTGCCACAGAATAAACTCCATTCACAGCGCCAGCCGCGACGTTGCCTGAGAACGATGCGCTGGTGCCGCTGAGTGCGCCGGTCAGCGTGCCGCCAGTGAGGGGAAGATAGCTGCCGCTACCGCCTGCGCACCCCGTCGTTGTAAGCGCCCCGCCTGTGCCGTTGGCGCAGACCGGAGACGTGCTGGGAGTGATGTTAGTAGGAATAATCGCCGGAGAAGACATCGATCCTGGAACTAGAAAATTTCCGCTTGGATCAAGCGTCGCACAGAGAGATGGATTATTGGACCCGTACATGCAGTACCACTTGAAACCTGCTGTGTTGAAGGTTTTGAGATAAGCACCGAATGCTGCGCCCTGCTGGTAATAGTTTCCACCAGCACCGTTTACCCCGAAACCGTAGCCAGTTAGATTCTCTCCAGCGGAAGTAACCCCATTATTGAGCAGAGAAGAGTTAGTCTGAAAAGAAGTCGTCGCCGTTCCATTCGTGGCTGTACCAGAAGCGAAACTATTATTACTGACGTTTCCCCATATCGGGCTGAAGTAACTTAAGCTTCCAATCGAAGCTGCAAAGGTGTTTGTGTTTTGAAATACAGCGCCGGTGCCGTCTATAGAAGCGCCTCCGCCGATGAAGCTATTTTGTATAAAACTTGTGCCTGAGTACAGAATTCCGACACCACCAATTCCGCTCGGATTTTCATAGGTATAGCCAAAAAACGTATTATTAATCGCATTGCCTAGAGTAGGATTGCCCGTGGCATTTAGTTCGATTCCAGCCCCGCTTCCGGTAGCCTGCACATCTTCGAATATATTATCGTTCACCCACCCGTTAGAAGAAGCCGATATATAAATGCAGCGATAACCTCCGTAGCAGCGGATGTGCTTGAATGGAATGAAGGCAATGCCATAATACGAGGCGGTTGAAGATACATAAATGCCATAACCGCCCGGCTGCCCTTCGGCAGACTCCGCACTCACATTGAAGTTGAAGTCCTCAACTCCCCCCGTGGCACCATCAATAGAGTTTTCGTTGATTGTGATTTCCTTCCCGGTATAAGCTGCTGTGCTAGGAAAAGTAGTATGAAGGCCCTTGATCGTTCCGTTCGGTCCCTTTAGGAACATGTTCGTGGAGTTTGTCGAAGGAAGTACATTGGTGGCAGGATCAAAGAGCAACGTTTGGGAAGGCCCTGACATGCTACCCGGAGCAACATGCACCTGCGCCGCAATATAGATTGTTAATGCTCCGTAGCATCGCGCATCCACTGTGCCGCCGCTAGAGATGTCCGCGAGAGCCGCCGTAATCTGCACATCGGCGGTCGCCCCAGCATAAGAGCAGGAAGAGACAATACTGTTCACAGCGCCAGCCGTGACGGTGCCTGAGAATGTGCCATTACCAGTGGACCCGTCCAGGGTAATCGACGGTGCGATCGGAGTGCCTACCGCGAAGGTACCAGGAGCTGTTACAACCTGCGAACTACCACTGCCTGTTGCGGTCCATCCAGACGGCAATCCTGTAAAACTAGAGCAAGTAATTGCTCCATTAGATGCGGTTGCTAATACAGGACAGTTAGCCGCAATGCCGGCGCCAGTAAAAAGATTTGCCCAAGCTCCTGCGGCGGTATTTGCTCCGGTTCCCCCATTATGGATGTTAACGGTTGTTATATTTTGGGCAATTAAATTAATGGGCAATAAACATAAAAATAAGAATAATAATTTTTTAGCTAACATAATAAGCCTTCAATATAGAATTTGTTTGCGGTGCTGTAAACATAGTAATAGTAGTTCCCGATAACGTGTAATCGTCATTTTGTGATAAGACTACCCCGCCTAACGTCAAAATAAGTGAATCCGGCGTTGACGGTAAAGATGCCAAATTAAAAATTAAGTTGACACCATTTATAATGCCGGATACCGTAGTATTTCCATATACGGTTGAACTTCCAGTAGATATTAAATACTGCCAATAAAAAAAATATAAATTATCGTCCGGCTGCGGAGCTTCTGTAAAAGTAATTGTGCTTCCGGCGATAGAATATCCTACCCCAGGTATTAATGGAAAATTTTTCCATACAATTAATGTATTTCCCATCGGCGTGGATGGAAGATGAAAAACATTATTGCTTCCATCAACTGAGCCGGACGGAACTCCGGCAATCGGAAGACCTGAGCCGGAACTAGTTTCCGTTGAATTAGGAACAGTAACAATTTCGGTGTTGCCAGAATATGGGGCGCCGTCGACGATGGTTCCATTTCCAACAAATAATCGTTGAGTATCTACAGCCCAGCAAAGTTCACCTTTCGCCAATTGCGGCAAATTCTGCTGAAGGCCCGAACGAATTTGAATTCTAGAATTTTGCTTGATAGCCATTAAGATTCCTCTCTTATATTTATATCCAACTCGCAAATGTAAAACCAATAACTAGAGTTAGTAGATATAAGCGAGTTGTGTGGCCTGCCGCATAAATGTGGCGGCTCACGTTAATGAATATTTTTTACAAAGAGAAACGACCAATCACTAAGATTGGCCGTTTCTAACTACCCGCGTTTAAAAGATTAATTTCTATGGACGATAAATTGCAACAGAAGTTGGCGTTTCCTTAAAAGTAACACCGGTAAGGTATGCCTGTTTATTTGTGGCTTCTAAAATTTGCGGCGCTAGTATATAGAAAAAATGTTCTGCCAAAGATTCCGCCGTAGGAAACTCATTAATAATATATGTTTTACCAAATGCAGTTTTTCCTGACCAAAACGAATGTTGTCGAACAGTTTCCGTAATTTTATTTACCCAATCAGAAAAGATAATGCCCTTAGCTGAGGGCAAGGACTCTTCATATGCCAGACCAACATACTTCGCATCTTGTAAGGAAATAATCATGGCATGATCGCACATTGCATCAATATGGGTCATCATTAAATTTTTAAGAATTCCATAATCAAGAACCATTTCAGTTTGCGGGCCGCTACCGAATAACTCACCCACCATTTCTGCAATAATCACACCCGAATGCCCGTGACAGGATGAACATTTCCCTGGTCCGCCTTCTGCATTTTGGTGTCTTGCCACTCGGTGGCCGTAATCTATTCGAATTTCTTTTGAAATAATATTCATATATCTCCTAGTAATTTATTATAGCATACAGTTACAAAAATATCACATCAAAATTGTACCCACGCAATTCTTTTTCTGGATCAGCAAAAATAACGGTATTCCCATTTGAAAATGTCATACGGTCATTCCTATTACTTTCCAAAAAATTCGCCGAAATAAAGACCGCCCACACCTTTAAATTCTCTTGAATTATACTGGGTAAAATACCGCGGTTCTCGCAAAATATAAAAATAGGTTTATCCGAATTACTTAAAATATACTGCTGTAGTAATTCAATCGACCATTCACCAGGAAAGAATATCTTTGATGAATATCTCATTGAAAATGCAAACAACCTCGACAATTGGTGTTTAATTCGATTTTCAAGATGAGTTAACTTTTCATCATCCCAACTATCCGGATTAGAGAACGGCGATAATAAATTTAGAAGAGTTTCAATTTCTTCCCTATCTAATTCTATTTTCATATTATCCTCGAATCTTTCGAATCATTTCAATATGCAGCCTTCCTAAATTAATAGCATCCGTTACTGCGCTATGCGGTTTTCCTTCGAATGTTAAATGAAGATATTTTAACGCATTTGCTAACGTCAATTTTTTCTTGATCGAATAGTTACTTCGAAAAATAACACCCAAATCCCAAATACCGGTATTACCCCAAGGATTTTCAATATTATCTTTTAAACATTGCTCAATGATAGCATCATTGTCCGATCCCCATGCGTAAGAAACTTTTCCTCGCGGAGAAAATTCATTTCGAATGGTATTCATAACATCCGAAAATCGTCTCCCTTCTTTTAATAATAATTCTTTTGTTATTCCGGTGAGGTTAGTACAATACTCAGATACTTCAAAATCTTTATAATTCGGACGAATATAATAATTAGCTGTTCGAGTAATTTTCAAATCGTATGAGTCAATTTCACATATACCGACTTGAATGATATGCTTCGATTGGCCCAATGGGCATTTTCCATCCGGCCAGCATAACATTTCTAAATCCATAAAACTAATTTTTTGTGATGATAAATTCTTTGTCATTACATCTTTCTTATTCAGATAATTTCATAATCAATAATGCAGACTTGGCTTCGTGAGCAGTAATATATCGATCCTTCAACCAAAACCAATCTTCAAGCATGTTAACTTGAATACCAAATGTATTGCCTTCGGCTGGATATATTCTAGTAGGATATGCGTTAACAACGGCATCTGATAGATACCAGGTTGATTGAAGTTTTGGCATAATTACTCGGATAATTTCATAATCAATAATGCAGAATTGGCTTCTGCTTCAGATGCAAACGGGCCAGATCGTACATACCATTGTCCATTAAAATAAGGACGTATACACCATCTAATTAGCCCGGTTATAGTTTTATAACTTTCTATCTTATATTTCATTCTGATAGTCGATCATCTAGTTGATCGCTCACCGTGGCAATTCGGCCATAAATATCTACCGTGTCTATCCATCGTTCTAACGGGAAAAAGAATACTCTATGCATACGGCAACTTCGTATTTTATAACAACGGTTGGTATTAGTACACGCCATTACTATGCACTCTTCTCGCGTGCGAGCGGAAAACCTATCAAAAATATTGCCGTATACTACAACCCGATCTCCAATTTGATATTTTGTTTCATTCATTTGTGAATCCAATCTGTTTTATTATTCGGACAATTTTAAAATTAGTAATGCAGCTTCCGCTTCTTCCTTCGTTGTATATAACTCTGGGCTAAGATAATACCAGCCGCCCCGCAATATTGAATGAAATCGAGTTTGAATTCCATACCAATTACCCAGCTCTTCTATTCGATATTCTCTAATTAATTTCGGCAATGGCTGTATCTCGGAAAACGTAAAATTTTTGCACATCTCAATTATTAATTTGGTATCAAGATTCATTCGGATAATTTTTCTATCAAAATATAATTTTTAGCTTCGATTTCAGTATCAAATACTCGTAAAAATTGGGCGAGCCCTCGATAATCTAAGCGATAAACTAGCCATCTATCGCATATTAATATAGGTGGCAAAATTTCATATGTATATTCAGTATTCATACAATTTGTATACCCCGTTTCTTTTACATAGGCGGGGTCACCCTACGGCGCACAGTTTTTAGGCTAGTGCGAGCTCGCGATTGCTAATTTTTACAGGGTACGTAAAAATCTTGGTCGCGCCATTGACGATTGAATCGGCAATTATACATATCATTTTTCAATTATGGGCGAAAATAACAAAGACCCAAGCCGTCCACATGACTTTCATTTATCCGTCGAAACCGTGACGCGCCCTAGTAGAATACTGGGGTGTAACACCACATCCATCTAATACGAAACTATCTAACTAGTTCAGTATTCTTTTGGACGCGCGGAGAGTTGAACTCCGGTCCGCATAAAGAAATTCATGCTTCGTACGACTCTAACTTATGCAAATTTTTTTTCGTTGATCATAATTGGTTTCGAATACAATTCTTTCATTACTTTTGCATAACCGACTGAATTAGTACACAATGTCTTAAGATGATCCCGATATAATCTTTTTCTGAGTATTGCATGATGCCCTTCATCCAAATTAGTTAATAAACCACCATTAGTTAAAAGTCCAAAAATATCGATTAATTTAGATTCAGCTTGAAATGCTTCTGCTTCAGTTAAACTTCCTTTAACTCGAAATACTATATGCTTTTCATTTAACGAATTTATAGATTGCAAAATTTTTCGATGTGTTTCATTTCGCCGCGAATTTTTATCACGATCATTTACTCCTTTTCCTATATAAAAAGGAACATACTCCATACCCAGGCTAGCGGCAAACGCGTCTTTTGCTTTTTCTAAATCAAGATCAAACAATGGATTCAAGTGAGCATACACAAAATATTTCTTTTCGTTTGATAATTCTAAATCTTCATAAATCGAGCTAATATCGGAATTCCATATAGAATTATATGCTTCGAATTTTGGACCCTGCCTAACGATATTCTCCGCTCCTAGACCATTCTTTTCTAACGCTCGAATTCTAGATTTTAAATATCGAACTTTACCTTTCAGCGAATCAATCGAATTCCAATTAACCTTAATATTCACTTTTATTTCCTCAATATTTATAGTATACAACAATAATAAAAATATAGCAACAACTTATTTTACATATTGCCCAATACTAACACCTAATTGGCCGGTGTCTGATGAATTCAAACTCTCTTTAATTTCGATTATTAATTTAGGTATATCTAACAAGTCGGAATCCTCTAGGAAAAAGCACTTAAAATCTCCGGCATCATTAATTTGAAGAGCGAGCTTATCTTCCCAACCGGTGTCATTACTACCATATCTAGCGTAGGTCAATACATGATGGCAACGCGCCGGCGGCGGAATATCGGCTTCTACTGCTTTCAGAAAATCGATTAAAAATTGTCGCATATCACTCCTAATATTAAGAAGATATCGAACGTTGGTATTTGCGCCTTACAAATATGATACACCTTAAATAAGTCTAATTTAAGAATATTTGCAATCGGTGATACTCCATTCAGGATATCGATTTCTATCCTCGAGCTCGATACCATCTTAATTCTTTTAAATCAACTGCATAAAATCATATTATTTTTCATATTTAAAATTGGGGGCGCACGAAGCGATAATCAACATGCGCCGCCTCCACCACCGAATCAGAAAGGATTCGGACTTATTACTACATACTTAATCTTTCGAGCAATAACCAATCTTCTGCTTCCTTTTTTGTAGAGCACGAATGAATAACCGTAGGAGGAATACACTCGTCGCATGGATTTCGACTATTTGAAAAATCGTAGGTTTTAATAACGTTCCATTTATTATCTACCCGATCATCTTTAACGATCTTCAAGGAAGTTTTCACAATGAAGTGGTAATTCACCTCGGATTTATCACACCTATTCAAATTTCATACCTTTCTTGGGAGTGTACGTCACCAACCAGGCATAACTGCCATCTTTATTTTTTGACAAATTTAGATATCCGGCAACTTTTTCTTTTCTGAGAGAATCAATAAAATCAAGGGCGGCCTTGGTCGTTTCAAATTCAGATGTCTTCTGCTTCATAATATCCTTTCTTATTCTGATAAGCTTTCGATTAAAATCGCTGATTCGGCTTCTTTCAATGAATCATATATTGCATATGTCACCGGGGGCAATAAGCATACCGGTTTTTATATCATAATGTTTAATTTCCACAGGATATTTTTCATTTTCCTTCGGCAACAATTTAAATGCGGCGCGATACCCATCCCAGATAGGCGGCCTACAAATCTTACCAAATGCAAAGTTTAAAGAAATTTTCTTCTTACCTTGCATATCGCTTTCCCGCAGGAACACCAGTTAACCACGCAAGATTAATTTTTCGAATATTGGAAACTTGCTCGCCATTATCTAATAGACCATTCCAGATTGCGGAAAGCTCGCGGGCTGTTTGCTCGGGTACATCAATTGCGATAAATTCATTTGTTGCGCCATTATAAACATCGAAGGTATCAATGGGCGCAGAACTGTTTTGCGCAGGTACAACAATTACATGATTACCTGCTTCACGAATTTTAATAGCGATTTCAGAATCAATTTCGTTCATCCAGTTCATAATGTCCTGCTTCCTGTGATTTTACTCACATTACCAGTGTAAACTATTTAGCATGAAAAGTCAAGCAACATCCCAAAATTATAGAGAAAATCGTTCAATCAAATTACGATCTCGAATAAACTCTTCGGCTTCCTTAAGAGAATTCTTCCCATAAAATCGATAATACTGAACTACTATCCTCCTACCGAAGGCCGAAGATTCGTCGTCCGAATATCTAGACTGAACTACAATTCGATATAGTGGGTTTTTATTCTTCGTTCCTGTTAGTTCGTAAAAATCAGGCATTTATTCCTCTTCAAACAATTTCTTCAAAATAGGTAATGCACGACGATAAAACTTGGCGCGAACACGCGCATGATTCTTTCTCCAAAGAGCTAAAAAGTTTTCGTGGCGGTTCGAGTAATTCGGCGTTCCATATAGTTGCACGTTAAATCGAATCCGCTCAAGAACTCGGGAGGCCGCCTGGTCCGCTAATACTGATCCCAGGCCTTTCGATGTTACGTAATTTTTTCCGAAACACGAAACAACAACGGTCTTTTTAACCTTCATATTTTTACCGTAATGACTCATTCAAACACATCCATTTCTGCCTCAGTAATGAGGCATTTATTCCTTTTCATATCCTTCAAACCACGGACCCATTCGGCGAGTTGCCTCCTTACCAGACGGGGTTTGCGTGGTCGCCGAACTAGTATCTTCACGCTTGCACCATTCTTGTGCTTGCTCCAAAGTATATCCTCGATACATGGTTCGTTTCCGCTTATTGGAATCAGCATAATACCGAACGATTTTGTAGGTTTCAGCCACAGATTATACCTTTCCGGAAGAAGCGGTAACCAACGCTACCGCTTCTTCCCTTGTAGTAACTACGCCTTCGAGTTGAGCAGTTTCGACCGCTTCTAGCAAAGTCTTGAATACCGGGCCTGCCTTAAATCCCATAGCAAGCAAATCGTTTCCGGTGAGCAAACGAACGGGATGAAGTTCATCCTTCATGTTGTCGCGAAACCCACGGCAAAAATTGTTTGCGGTGAGATCGCCATTACTACCAAGGCTGTCAACCCGGTTAAGTTCAAGCAGTTCAGAAAAATTTTCCATACGAACAAACCGCTTCATCTTTGACAACGACATCTTTTCCGTGTTAAAAAACCGCATATGATTTTCAACCAAAGACGACACCGTGCCGACAACTTCATTTGAAAACCGAAAATCACGAAGCAGCCGTTCAGCCATACGAGCCCCAACGTGCTCATGCCCGTGAAACTGATTATGTCCGGTCTTTTCATTTGTCTTTGCTGTGACCGGCTTCCCTACATCGTGAAGCAAGGTTGCAAGCGCCAACGTAAGAGAGCAGCCGGATTCGAGCATAGAAAGCATCTTCATTGTATGCTGCCACACATCGCCTTCCGGATGCCACATTGAATTCTGCGTAACCCCATGCATATTGCACAGTTCCGGCATAAAATGAACTAGCAAACCGGTGGTGTCCATTGTCTGAAAAGCTACCTGTACATTACCGCCAGTAAGAATCTTTGCCAGTTCACCAGCAACACGATCAGCGGGCAAAGTCGTAACATCCTTCGAACGCAATGTCATTGCGGACACGGTAAGCGGATCAAGCATGAACCCCAAACGAGCTGCAAATCGAACGGCTCGCAGCAGGCGCAAAGCATCTTCTTGAAACCGATCGCTAGGATTGCCGACCGTGCGCAAAACCTTATTTTCGAGGTCGGCAAGGCCATTAACAAAGTCAAATACCTTGCCCGATTCGTCCATCAGAAGTGCATTGACTGTAAAATCACGGCGCTTAACATCTTCCCTAGGATCCGTTGTAAACTTAACAGAATCCGGGCGGCGATTGTCAGAATACGCACCATCCTCGCGGAAGGTTGCAACTTCGAACTGCTCACCATTCACATTAACAACCGAAACGCCAAAATTCTTACCAACCAATTTCGAGGTAGAAAACAATTCGGTGACCTGATCAGGAGTTGCACTCGTGGCCAGATCCCAATCATGAACCGGAAGATTCAACAGTGAATCTCGCACGCAACCACCCGCGAAGTAGGATTCAAATCCCGCATTCTTAAGGGTGACTAGTGCTACCATCGCATTGTGATTCATCTCAACCATGCTTAAAGTATATCAACTTTCGGTTAGTTTGTCAAGAGAAAATTACTGGTTGAAAACAAAGGACTTAAATCACCCCAGTATGCCCTGATTCAATTCCGCCATACCAGACCACAACGGGCCCATATTGGGGCCCTGGTGGGGGAATTATAATATATCGACCCTTTTAAATCAATGACTTAATCGGTATCGTGGTCCTCATCGTTGGCCTTGGCAATAAGATCTCGCATAGAAGTCTTATAACGAGCGGGTTTTTCATGCTTTGGTGTGATTGCAAACGAAGCCTTAGGTGTACCAATACGATCTCGGGCATTCGATTTCACTTGAGCAACAGCACTGAAAACATCCTTTTTACGCTTCGACATTATTTTCTCCGATTTCTTAAGGTTTTATAAAGAACAAATCCAGCAACAATGCCAGCAAAATTAGCTGCTCGTTGTTCGGGAGTCCAATGAAAACATCCGGCCAATTGGCTAATCAAAAACATCAAAAAACCAAAGGACACAAGCGCAATTCCTCCGAATACAATCCAAACAATTGCACCTAAAATTAAATTCATTTGATCTCCTTACTTAAATAAGTATAACAAATATCAGTCTAAATGTCAACCGAATATAAAGTCTTTGCTATAAACTGTTTACAGTTCTGAAATCGAAAGTTCATTTAGACATTGAAACTCTGTGCCTTCAATTGTCTTTTCCCAGTCGGCATGGTAATGCCCAAAATTCCAATATTTCGGCTGATATGCCGAAAACATTGCGGACAGTGCTTGCCCTGTTCGAGTCGGATAAACTTCCGGATTGCCATACAATGAATGCCGAAGTAAAATGTGCGCTGCTACTTTCGTGGGGCAATCATGTGAGAGCACAATTTCTGGTCGTTCATTGATATAAAGTTCAAATGCATCTTCGAGTTCCTTAATCGAAAGCTCTTCATCGTACCACCAGGTTAATCCCGATCGGCGAAATCTTTGATCGATACTCCAAGCGCCAGACAAGTAAAATACTTTTCGATCATCGATAATTTTAACACCATAATCACCCAGATAATTGGGGTGTGCTCTTGCTACTGCGGGGTTATCATGATTTCCGCGAATAAAATAAAAATTTTCAGGGAAAGTTGGAAGCGTAGATTGCCCTGGAAAACCGACACCAAAATCCCCCACCTGAATAATTGTCTTGCCGGGATTTTCCGTTACAATCTTTTTGCATTCCTTAAATTTTCCATGTACGTCACCAATTAGCAGCATACTTTTTCCTCTCGGTATAAATGTTAACGGAAATATTTCCGATAGTTTCTACTCGTGAAATACCGGTGATTCGATCTCGGGCGGAGCCCCGTTTTCATTTGAAACATGCTTCCACGTTAATTTACCGGTTCGAATTTCTTCCAATGCAATCTTTGGTAGCCGGCAAAAAGGTATTTCTTCTCGGCCCGGATTAAATTCTTTTGAAAGTCCATGCTTAATCGACGCTCCGTTGATAAGCTGATTTGTTCGGGCCATTACCATTGTTGCCAGCAGATATCTACTACCAACCTTTTCTAAATGTGATTGGATTGTTTTGATTTTTTCTTTTTCGTTTAACATTTTTTCCTTTTGTTATTCTGAATATACTTCTTCGAATTCAACCTGGTCGTAATACGGATTAACAACTAATTTCGCCATCGGATACCATTGTCCCTTGTGCAAAAATCTATCGTCGACTACTACATAATTCGTTAACTTTTCAAAAAATTGCGGAAGATGTTTTACAAAATATTGATGCAATGGAATTGCAACCTGCCGCATTGAAGGATGTGCAGTTTCCGGTGTTCGTTTATAGAAAAAATTCCACCAGCTACCTAAATTTAGACTTGCAGCATATTCTGTCTTCACGCCTTGAGGAAGCCAATACCGAGCCTTTTCTGGGGTCCACCCACGAGTCCGCCATTTTGCGTATCGGGAATCATCGGCTCGTGTATCACTAACAAATTCTGCCCAATCATCATTGTTATCTGAGGAATATTCATTAACCCACGGTGGCAAAATATATGATGCACCTTTATTTAACTCGCCTTCTTTTGCATAATCAACGTACCTTGTACTTTCCTGCAGGTAGGCCGCCATTCTGTGACGCACGCCTTCGTGGGAGACTCCTCGATCTGTAATGAATGTCGACGAAATCATTCGATGCTCGGCAATTCCGGTATGCCGATTTGTATTGAAAAGTCTACCGGGAAATGTGAGATAGGAATCATCGGTCATTCGACCTTCTGATTTATAACACTTTCTGGAAAACATTTCAATTTTCTTTAACATGTGTTGCGCCAATGTCATTCCATTAGGCAACAGCATTTCGAGGTCGTCTTCGACGATAACAACGGGTTTAATGATTCTCATATATAATGTCCTTAGTTCACAATTGGTACCCATTTACCAGAAAACCATGTGCCTGGATTATACCATACCGATGTAGATACGTATTGCTCAGTACGCACAAGAGATAACGAACGACTTCCGGTATTCAAAAATTTGCTGCAAGCCGGACAACGGTCGTACGGATCATACCCACTGCAACAGTTCCGATAAAGATGTGCGCCACAGGCGCCGCATTGCATAACAAATCGTCTATCCATTTAAATGGCCTTCTATTCCGGTATTTGAACTAATTGCTTTTCTAGAAAATCCCCACAGGTAAGACAGGTATTCGTGTAGAGCAATACATGCCCATCTGACCGTTCGTTATACAGTGAATCGCGATATATTCTTACAGATTTAAATTCCGAAACAAGTTTCCATTTATCTTTATCAAACGTATGACGATGCGGCGATGCGGTTTCAATCAATCCCCAAAATAGCTTCATATGATTTTTCCTTGAATTACCATAAAAATAACGGGCTGAATCTGTCAGCCCGTTATTTTAATTGATTTTCGAATTAGGCTACGTCGTTGACGGTTGCAACCTGGGGAGTGGAGGTTAGTGCAGATTGCGCCTTGGCGCGGATCGAATGACCCTTGCGAGCGGAATTGACAATGGTAGTAACCAGCGAGTCGGCGGCAACCGGACGCTTCTCAATGGGCTCAGGACCTACCGGCTTGACCGGCGTCGGAAGTACGGGAGCAACCGGCTTCGCAGCAGCCTTTGCGGCCGCCTTCGTTGCCTTCTCGGCATCCTTCACAATCTTTGCATTAGCACGGGCGAGCTCCTTCGCTGCCTTTGCCGCGGCACGCTCAAATACCTTCGCGGCCTTTGCCGTTTCCTTGGCGAGCTTCGCAGCAGCCTTCTCTTCATCGGTCTTCGTTGCCTTGGTAGCGCGAGGAGTGCTACGCACAACCAATGAAGTTTCCTTGGAGGCAAGTGCTTCGAGATTAACGCCCACGGGCTTCGCTTCCTGCAGGAATGCAATGGCATCAGTCTTGGTCATAGGATTGGGCAGCTCGACCAGTACAACATCGGTGTCGCCATAACGCTCCAGCATCTTAACACGTCCAGCAACGTCCTGCGCGAAACGCGCCTTGTAGGAACCGTTAGAAAGTGAAGTACCGGCAACAGTGAACAGCTTTGTGTCTACATTACTCATAATTGAATTTGTCCTTTTCGGTTGGGGCGCTGCTTTGCAGTCACCGGGTTAACTTTTATAACGGAATGATCAGTCGTCATTTCCGTTACGTTTATCTCATCAACATAATCAGTATAGCAAACTTGGATTTACTTGTCAACCGTTACCTACCAAAAATTACAGAAAAAAATCCAATTACGGCAGATGTAATTACGCAACACATCGCGGTAATGGGAAAGTGTGTTAATAGTGCGCACGCTGAGGTAAGCACCAACACCTGCGAACACCAGAGCAATCGATTTCTCATGAAACCTCTTTCTCATTCACTAAACCAATTATAGCAAAATTCGAATACATTGTCAACCAAAATTTATTCGGGAACCACTTCCCCGATAAGCCTAAACTGCGAGAGCCGGTCTTGCGCAGTGATTTTCCCCATCGAAATAGCTCTAGAACGATCCGCGCCATACTGAATTTTGTTGGGTTCTGCGTCGGACATATTGCGCCATGAGAAGCCAGTCACATACCAGTTGCAAACAAAGGACTTATTTCGCCCTTTCCCACGATACATGGGAATCTGAATGATGAACTTTTTCGGGGCAACTGATTGATCCGGCATAGTTGTTCTCCTCACTGAAATAATTATAGCAAATGACGATCACGATGTCAACTGCAATTTTTACATCGGTAAAGTGTTGATTTTAAAGGACCGATTTCCTGATTTTACCCCAGCAGGGCCCCAATTAGCCTCTGGAGTAGCATTATATTGTCGAAAAAATTGGTGGCATTTTGGGGCAATATAAGTCCTTTATTTTCAACAGATCATTTTTTGTGTTTTCCGATCATTTTTCGCTTGCATTCGGTACCGAACTTTGCTATACTTATTTCAGTGAGGAAATAAGATATGAGCGTAGGAAAATACAGTCCGACCGTAAGCCGTTGGTATGCCAAGGATCAAAATTGGTGGGCAAAAAATGGCGGAGGACGCGGTAACGGTATTAATCCTGAATGCTACGATGACGACGAAGGATTTGATTCGTACGGCTATAGCGAAAACGGCGAGGGGCCGGATCGTGCGGGCAATACCGAAAGCGAATATTTGTGCGGCGGCGAATGGGATGAGGATGATTATCGTCATCCGTTGTATGACTCCGTTTCCGACGAATGGTGGATGGGAAAGCAGAAATATAAAAATCAATTGTAATTTTCGGTTGACAAGTGATCTGATTTTTGATACACTTATTTCAGTGAGGGAATGGATGAAAGCTAACGAAAAGGTTGCTGCTCAGGTGGTTGGTTTTGTTGCCAAGATTCAAGACGAAACGAACAAATATTATGCCGAAAACTTCAAGAATCTCACGCCGTCCATTATCGAAATTTCTAATGGCGGGAAGTTTTTTAAGGTCATTAAAAGTGACCAAGGCAGCAGAAGCGTTTATTGCTTCATTGACAAGCAAGCCGGCGACATCTACAGGGCCGCTAGCTGGGCCGCTGCGGCAAAGCATGTGCGCGGAAATATTTTTGATGCCAATTTCGGCTGGGGAACCGCAGTTAATTTGTACGGTGCGAATTACCTTTGCTAACTCAGAAAGGAACATATGACAGATCCGATTATTGCAGAAGGACCACATTCAATCACCACATTTATTACCTCGAACGTTAGGCACCTGGAAATTGTTCGATCGGGAGATTGTGAAAATGTTATTGTATTCACGGACAATAAGTGGCTGAAAATCACTGCGTTCGTTAATAGTGCAAACGAACCGCAAATTCGAATCGCAGAAATCCAGTTTGATTCGACGCCGAAAAAGAAGGGGTAATATGAGAGCACACATTGGTATTCTGGCACTTTCGCTAGCGGCTATGTCACTTGCAGCGCAAGAACTGCCATCGGTCCCCACACCAAATCTTGATCGATCTGAAAAGATTTTACTTGGGGCTGACATTACTGCTCGAGGGCTAGATACATTTTCTACTCGATACATGCTAACGGGAAACGATCACGACCGTGAAGATTTTTTGCCCAGCAAGATTACAAATCATACTGCGGCACTGATAGGATTTGAAGGCGGAATGGTCGGCGTTGATTATTTTGCCGCACGATATCTAAATCGGCATGGGCATCGTAGGCTCGCTAGAGTGTGGTTAGCTACGGATGCCTCAATTGTTACACCGTTTGCTACTCATAATTTATTTTTGCAACGTAATCGTCCGAAGCAGCCGATTATCCCACATTTATTTCCTATTGGATAAAAAAGTTTTAATTTTGGAATGAGGAAAATATGACCTGACGATTTGAAAATTAAAATAGAAAATTGATAATATTGAACAACCAGTTAACGAAAAGCCCACCTAGATAGGTGGGCTTTTCGTTAGTGAATTTTAAAACATATTCGTCCGTTTGGCCTTGCACTCGCTGAATACGCTTTTTGGGACTGAAATTGGACCTTTCCCTGAAATACTGGTGGCCAGATAACATTGAAATCTGTGAATGCTGCCCCGGTTCCGGTCTTACTTATTTTGGTCATTACCTGAATCATATTTGACCTAGCTAAGATAGCTTTGAAAAATTCGGTAACTAAATCTTCTTGCTCATTAAGGTGAGCAGTTACTAAATGAGCAACTACCGTAAGAAGATGCAACCCGACAGTATAATTAGGACTTGTGGTAACTGGGTTATAAATTTTATTGGCCAACAATTTTTGCAGCTTTTTAGTTACGTCGGTTTTAACAAGATTGGGATCATCAATGGCCGCCTTAATTTTAATCAAATCAGCGGCGTCAATAATTCCATACATAACACCTAATTCAAGTGGACCATCAATTGCGGATTTATTCTTTAAAAGATTAATTACATTAAATAGATATTTGTATTTTTTCTTTTTAACAAGATCTTTAAATCTTTCAGGATTTTTTTCAATTACCGAGGATAAACTTGTAATGCTAGCAGCGGCGCCGCCTTTAGAATTTTTTGAACTAATACCTAATTTTGTATCAGCGTCAATGTTTAAATAACTATCTACCAACTGTTCGTTGCCTGCCATCGGAAAAGAGCAGGTTTTAATCTTTGCCCAGCTTGATCCCATTGGCTTCAATAATTGTTCCTCAACTTGTTGGTATGCGCCGGATATAAAATGACCGGTCATTAATGCAATCGGAGCCCCGGTTTCACCTAAATCAACTTCATATGAACTAATATACTGGGCTGCATTTGCAATAGGACTTGAAAACCCGACTTGAATATTCTTAAGAAGTTTGGGCACCTGCTCAATTACTTCTAAAGGAAGTTCGGTATGGGTTATAATATTTTCGTCAATTTGTTCCAATAGATCGTCAATTGTAAATCTCGCATCGACCCCAACAACGGTTAATGGTTTAAGATTTAATTCAGATTTTTGTTGAGCATCATTTGATAATGCAAACCCGGTATCTCGAGCGAAATTGCTATTGCTCCAATAAAATGGGATTGCACTCGGACTCTTGGATACAAATAGTTTTACAAACGCAACTTTTTGATTACGGCTATTTGTCCAGAGAGTAATCATTGCCGCTCTTCCCGCAGTATTCGTAATATGCCAATTGGCGGGTAAAATTTTTGCGGTGATTTTATATTGTTCCAATGCATCCATTACTTTTTGCTGCCCGGTCTTTAATAATTTTTTCTGCTCGCCTAAAGGCAGCAATCTTGCTTTAGCCGGAAGGCTGGAAACATCATCATTTGCATAAAACAATCCAGTCTCGGGAAGAAGATAATTTCCGATTGCCGTTAAAACTTCTCCTTCCTTATTTGAAACCGTAATAGTTTTGCCCGCTGCGGCTTCCTGGGTTCTTACAAAAATTCCTCGACTCGATTCAAACAATTCAAAGTATCGCATATTAGTATTTACCTAGAATATACCTAATTTTTTCAAAACCCGTGCGGCGCCATCTGTATATACTTTCAACGCATAATAGTCACCATGTATTAATATTTCATTCCCCGAGTTAACCGCATTGACAAAATTTTTATTCTTTAATCCAAAAATAGAAATTGTTGCCGACGCATCAGCTCTGCTAGCAAGTAAAGGACCATGCGGGGTATTAATCCAGGACATATATTTTCGTTTCTTACTCCATGTAAACGAGAATCCATCACAAGGAAAAATTATATACAATTCTCCAAAATTTTTAGCTTGCATATAATCGGCAATGCAAAACATACTATTACTTCGTAATGCAGTAAACCCCATTATTCTTAGGCATGAATCAAGATAGAGTTGTTGCTCTTTTGACATACCTCTGGGCGTTCTATGTTCCGGCGAGTGGCTGGTAAATGAAAATTCGGTGTGGTTATAAATTCCGGAAAACAAAAGATTCTGACATACATTAAATGACTTGATAGCCGTAGAACAATTGTCTTGAATATTATTTGCTACCATTTCTGCCATCTCCAATCGTTCCAGAGGAGTTGAGTTCTCAATTTCGCATATTTTCATATCGATCTCAAATCAACTCCGACTTCTGCCAATACCGCAGGATAAGCAAATCGAAGTTTTTCCTCTTTTTTAGGATCATTTTTCAATGCAGCCATTATACTTTCAACTGACTCAATATCTTTTCTCGTTGCTTTAGCATTCAATAATTTTTTCGCAATGAAATCTGGATTATTGCCATTTTTAAGAAGTTTCTTTGTGTCAAGAGTAGTTAATCCTTCCTGCTCTTGATATCGTAAATTCATCGACTTTGCAAGATTATATAATAGCTTATTCTTTACTAGATTTTTATATTTACTATCAGGATTCGCACGAATTGCCCATCTCGCAAATTCAATGTCGGATACAAACATTAAATCTACCTGAACGAAACCATTTTTCGGGTTGCCAGAGATCGGGCAACGCATCGTTACACTACTGCCTAATTTTTTTGCAGGCATAACGGCCGTCATATTATGAGCATCTGTCCATTGTCTGATAGTAACTAATAATTCATCTTTAGTTATTTCCGACCTATCAACTGCTAGATCGATATCTCCACTCGTTTCTTTAATACCCGTTGATCCGAGCATGTTATTCAAAAGCGAGAGACCGGTAATACCCTCTAGAAAAGCGACCGTAGGTTTTACTTGGGCTCTAGCAATACGAATTACAGCTAAGTCGCCAACAAAGGCATTACCACCCTCAAATAATAATTCTGCAATTTTCATATAAGTATTTATTTCAATGTGCTATAATATTACATGAGCAAAATACAAGTATATCAAATATGTTATCTAAAGGAACAACTGGAAAAAGTTAAATTGCCGTTTGTTCCCTATAATAATTTAGAAAATTTGCATCCCGAATTATGTGAATACCAATCTTTTGAACCAGGACAGACATATGCATTACAGCACGGATTAGATCTATGGGGATTTGTTAGTCCAAAGTTTGAAGCAAAGACTAATATTACTGGCCAGCAATTTATCGATTTTATCGAAATAGATCCGAATCGAGCCGATGTCTATTTTATTAATCCAACTCCGATTAATGAAAGTCTATCTCCTAGTGTAATTACTCAAGGCGAGAATTGTCATCCCGGACTAAAAGATTTGATTCAACGAAATCTTAATAAGATGCACATATCTGTAGATTTAAATAAACTTTGGATGGATTCAGAGACATTCGCGCTTTGTAATTATTTTGTTGGAAATAAAATATTTTGGAAACAGTATATTGATTTTTTAAAGTTTTTTATCGATATGGTAAAAACGGATTCAGCCGATTACGATATGATGTTTAAAACCGCCGCTCATTATGGACCTAACGCCGCACTCCCTTATTTTACCTTTGTCGTAGAACGGCTGTTTAGTGTCTTTATTAATACAAATCATAATATAAAGGTAGAACATTACCGTTATACACGGGATGAATTACTAAATAAAACAAAATTGCCGCCTCATATCTTAGATGAACTGCGCTCGTTGTCCGACATAAAAACCGCGGCAATCTCCGGTGGGCGCCATGAATTATTAGAACATTATATTTTTTATAGAAATCGATTGGCGCAGGCTAATCCATATCTTTTCAATTTGGAGTAATATGATCAAAACTTTATTTTTAATCGGTAGCGCATTGCATACCAAGCATGGTGTCTATTCTGCCGAACAACGATTAGAGCAAACTATTAATACATTAAAAAGTGTGAAAGATAAAATTCCCGATGCGCAAATTATTCTTTCCGAAAGCAGTGGGGAAAGCAGTATTACAGAAGAAGAATCTGCAATTCTTAAACCGTATCTATTAGGACTTATTAATTATAATACCGATATCCAGGTTCAACAAATTTATAAATCAACCGATAATTGGGATGTTGTAAAATCGTATACAGAATTACTTGTAACTGGTAAGACCTTAGATTTTGTAGTTAGCCGGCCGAAATTATTAGAAAATATTGATCGAGTATTTAAATTGAGTGGAAGGTATTTTTTATCCGACGGGTTCTCAGTGGAAACGTTTGAACATAGGAACAAATATATGTTTGCCGCCCGAAGAAATAGCCAATTTCCAGCACAGGTTACCGGTGGGTTAAATTTTCAGTTTATGTCGAGATTGTGGAGTTGGCCGGCTGATCGAACAGCGTTGGTCTTTTATCGGTATAATCTAATGTTAGAAGAATTTAGTAGTGCATTAGAAATTGGACAATATAAAGATATTGAGCACCTATTGTTCAGATATTTCGGCAATCATCCTAATACCTTAGAGTTATCAAAAATAGGCGTTAGCGGAAATCTAGGGCCAAACGGAATTAAAGTCACAGACTAAGGAAGGAGCCAATTGGCTCCTTCACTTGTCTTATATAGCAAATTACTTGCGGGAAAATTCTTCAACACCCAATTTATGCAATGCTTCTGTGACTGCTCTAATTTGCTGACGGCAATCGTCGAGCGAGTCATGACTAGCCGGATATTCTTGTGTAGTCGTCAATGCACGTAATGTTCTGCTATCTGTTACACGCCAATACTGCCAAGGAATATTCTTGCTGTGTTCTCGATATAAATTATCAAGCATTGGAAAATCAACTGCGATTCCTTGTGCCCAAAGTCGGTCCTTATTCCATACAAATTTGGTTAACTGGGCTAGTGCATGTTCAACTGATACCCGTCCGGTATCGCTGAAAATCTTTTCAATAACCGATGGATCTTGCTTGGCCCACCACTCTAGAGTTGCGGGATCTTCATAACGATTCTCCTGATCGTCTAAAGACAGCAATAAATCTAAGGTTGGATTATCTGATAAATCTGCTGTATAATCAAACGGATCAAATGCTACCGCAGAAATTGATAATACTTTCGCATTTGGAATAGTTCCACAGGTCTCGAGATCGAGCATAATATTTGTATAATTCTTCATGTTTTTATTATACATTATATTTCTAATAAAAGTCAATAAATATAATATGCGACTAAATAAATTAATGAAACCATTTAAAGATTTTGAAA